GCCGGTGATCGTTCAAGTCAGCGAGCTTCGCCGGAGCGCGCTTCGCGCGAGTCGGGCTGCGCCTGCCGTGATGCGCCGACACGCTTCCTCGTCGGAAGCGATCGGCGTTCATCCCGGCGTGGTCGGCGTGAGTCCGTCGCGGAGTACAGGGATCGAGTCGTGCCGTCGGCTGCCTTGCCGTGATCCCCGGCGACGACCTCGGGTGTCTGCGTTGACCCTTGCGTCGTCGTCCTCTGCTCGCGTTGTCGTCCCGCAAGCCTATGCCCGTCGTCCGCTCACGTCGTCGGCGTTGCCCGCCGCTGGCTCGCTGCCCTCCGGTCGAGCGCCATGCCCGACGCGCCATCGTGGGCGCGCCGCGCGCGTAGCGTCAACGGTTCGTGGAAACGGGTGAGTCGAAACGGACTCACCCGCAAACGACGCGAGCGGCACCATGCCGCCCGCGCCCCCGGTGCCCGCTGCGGGCTTGCCGTCCGCTTCTTCACCGGGACACGCAGCGTGCGCCTCGCCAGCTCGTTCCGCAAGCGTGCGTGCGCGGCTACCCTGCGCGCATGATCAAGAACCTCTGCGGGCAGACTTCGTCAACGACAGGCACCGGCGACCGACTGCTAGACGGCGGCGCGATCCGCAACTGCCGCACGCTCGCGTCCGCCTTCGTCGACGGCGACATCGTGAACGCCTCGATCCTCGACCGCGCGACGGGCGACAGCGAGGTCGGGACGTACACGTTCCGCTTCTCGCCTCCGCGCCTCGTCGTCGTCGCGATCGAGACAGCGAGCGGACCGAACGCGACCGGCTCGACGTCTCCGATCCCGTTCGTCGCCGGCACGCGCGACGTCCTCGTCGATGCGCCCGCCTCGATGCTTCAGCCGCCGAGTGACGCCATCGTTGCGACGTCTGAGCCGACCGGCTTCCCGAACCGCACCGACACGACGATCGCCTTCAACGGCTCGACGCGCGTCTTCACGCTCGCGCCGGTTGCGTCGTCGTTCGACGTGTTCCTTGCTGGCGTGAAGCGCACCTTCACGTCGGCGCTCACCGTCACGCTCTCGAACACCGACGGCCTCTGGTACGTCTACGTCGACTCAACGACGGGAGCGCTCGTCGCAACGCAGACGTTCTCGACGACGTTGATCACGACGCACGCGTTCGTCTCGGTGCTCTACTTCGACGCGACGAACGCGACTGCCATCTTCCTCGGGGAGGAGCGACACGGCCTCGTCATGGACTCGGCGACGCACGCCTATCAGCACACGACGCGCGGCGCGGCGTACGCGTCGGGCCTCGCGCTCTCAAACATGATCGTCGACGGATCGGGTGCGTCCGACACGCACGCGCAGCTCTCAGTCGACGACGGCATCTTCTACGACGAGGACATCAGGCACTCGATCGTCGATGGCTCGCCGCAAGACATCGCTCCCATCGCCGCCGTCCCGGTGTTCTATCGATCGGGCGTCACGGCATGGCGACGCAAGAGCGCCGACGCGTTTCCGTTCATCCGCTCGGGCACGGCCGGCTTCACCGGCGCGAATGGCTTCTGCCCGTACAACGACGGCACCGGCGGCAACTGGACGCTCGTCGAGGTCACGGCGAACAAGTTCTTCCTCGTCCATCTGTTTGCGACGAACGACGTCTCGACTCCGATCGTCGCGGTGCAGGGGATCGCGCAGTACGACACGCAGGGCGCGGCACGCGCGGGAGCGACGACGGAGATCAACACGCTCACCGGCCTTCCGTTCCCGGAGATCGTGGCGCTCGGCTCCGTCGTCGTGCAGGTCGCGAGCGGGTACACGAACACGCCGAAGGCTCGCTTCCGATCGACCGACACGGGCGCGACCTACGTCGACTTCCGCCCGCGTCGCTGGAGTCCTATCGGGTGACGCGGCATCCGTTGCGCCGTAGGCTGCTCGCGAACCAAGGAGACTCGACATGGCCGTCCGCATCGCCGACACCGTTCGCAACACCCGCATCGACTCGATCCGCGCCGCCATCGACGCGGGCGCGGGCAACGGCCTCCTCCGCATCTACGCCGGCTCGAAGCCGGGCACGAAGGGAGGCACGCCGGCCGGCGCGCTCCTCGCAGAGTTGACGTGCGCCAAGCCGTGCGGCACGTCGAGCGGTGGCGTGCTCACCTTCAGCGTTCCGTTCTCCGACACGAGCGCGAACAACACCGGCACGGCGGCGTTCTTCTACTTGACCGACTCGACGGGCGCGTACGTCGCAGAAGGCGACTGCGCCGTCAGCGCGAGCGACCTGAACCTGACGACGACGTCGATCGTCGCGACGCAGCCGGTGCAGGTCACGTCGCTGACGATCACTGATGGGAACGCGTGATGCCGATCGACGTCGATCCGTCGAAGAACCTCGGGCACTCATCGTGGTCGTTGACGTCGGCTCCGCCGGGCGAGGGGTCATCCTCGCTTGTCTACTGGCGCTGCGAGCGCTGCGGCTTCGTTGTCGGCTTCTGGCGCGAGGGGCACGGCTCGACGCCGACGGCTGACGAGAACGCACCGCCGGACAACGTCGGCGAGTACACCGGGCAGCGCTGCGTCTGAGCCTGAGAGAGCTTGACGAACGTCAAAGGAATGTCATGGCGAACCTGATCACCGCGCGAAGCACTCACTCCGGCAAGCTCGAACGCTACCTTGGCAAGGACGAGGTCGAGCGCATCTCGTCGTCGATGACGGCGTGGCACGGAACGCGCCCCATCCTCGTCGGCAACGTGCCGTCGACGCGCGGAGTCTGGGTCGGTCGCGGCGGTGACTTCGTCGGGCGCATCGACGGCGGCGGCTTCGCTGGCCTCGCCGAACGCTGCGTCGAGCGCACGCGTCAGGCGCTAGATCGCGTCGCTCGTCGTACAGCTGGGCGGATGTCGATGGCAGGCTTCACGTCGCTGTCGGACCTGATCAACGAGGCAACGCTCGGCGGCAAAAAGGCCGACTATCAGTTCAACAAGGTCGGCACGGCTGGAGTCATCTCGGTGACGAACTCTCTCTGGCGTGTCGGCGCGCAGCCCGCAGCCGGAGCGGCACCAAGCAACGCGCCCGGCGGCAACGTCCCGACGAACGCGACGACGGGCGCGCTGTTGACGTGGAACCCGACAACCGTTGGCGACACGCAGCATTTCGTTCGCGCCGACGTCCTCGCAACGGTCGCCGCGAACACGCTGCTCATGTACGACCGAATCTTCGAGGTGAACAAGACGATGAACTCGACGGCGACGGAGACGGTCACCGGAGTGCCGACGAGATACCAAGCGGTGACAAACACGCCTGATGCCGCAGACGGAAACTTTCTTTTCTTCGAGACGCAGACGGCACTCGCCGCGACCGCCCACAACTGGAATGCGACCTACACCGACCATGACGGGAACGCCGGTATCGCTCTCCCGACGTTGACCGGGAACGCATCGGCGATCATCAATCGCCTCGATCATCCGGTCGGGCAGTTCTTCGCTCCGCTCGCGGCTGGCGATGCCGGCATTCAGAAGCTCGAATCGGTGACCTGCTCGGCGCTCGTTGCGACAGGCGCGATCGCTTGCGTCATCGGACACCCGATCGCGTTCTTGCCGATGCCGGTTGCGAACATGCTGACGATCGTCGACGGCATCAACACCGCGTTCAATCTGACGCGCATTTTCGACAACGCCGCGCTCGGCTTTCTCGAAGTCTGTAAGCCATCGGCGACGGCGACGACGTACACCGGAAACATCTCGACGGTCGCCGGTTGAACTGACGACGGGAGGTCCGCGTGTTCGTCTATTCCGGCAACGGACTCGTCGCGCAGTCGCCGGGGCAGACGCAGTGGTCCGTCTACTGGTGGACGCGCGGCACGGAGCCGTCGTCGTACCCGCTCCTCGTCGAGGACCCGAACAACGCAAGCGGCGCGATCACGCTCGGCGGCGTTGCCGTTTCGGGTAGTGCGACGGTCGGATCGACGACGATCGACGCGACCGGATCGATCATCCTTGCCGGCGTGTCGACGTCCTCGTCGGCGTCTCCCGTCGACGTTTCGTCGGGCGCGGTCACGCTCGATGGCGTTGTCGTTTCCGGCGCGGGCAGCGTCGGATCGACGACGACCGCAACCGGCGCGATTGCTCTCGCAAACATCACGGCGTCAGGCTCTGGACAGCAGACGCACGTCGGCACGGCGTCGATCGCTCTCGCATCCGTCGTCGCGTCGGGCGCGGCGTCTCCGGTCGACGTTGCGAGTGGAATCGTCACGCTTGGCGGAGTCACGCTCGCCGCGTCCGGCCGGCAGACGCATCTAGCCTCGGGAGCCGTCACGCTCTCGTCCGTGTCGACGACATCCGCCGCGTCGACGACCGTAGCTGCGTCGGCGTCGATCGCCCTCTCGTCGGTTGCAGAGTCCGCATCTGGCACGACGACCGTCGTCGTAAACGGCGCGCGGACTCTCGACGGCGTCGGATTCGTCGGAGCCGGAACGCTCGGCGGAGTGTCCGCCACGGGATCGATCGCGCTCGCGTCGGTCGCGTCGACGTCGGTCGCGTCTCCCGTTCTCGTTGCGTCTGGCGCGCGCACGCTCGCGTCAGTCTCGACGACGTCGTCGGCCTCTCCCGTTGACGTCGCGTCGGGCGCTCGCGTGCTCGACGGAATCGGCGTCGCTGGAAACGGAATCGCCGATCAGGCGTTCGTCGACGGCTACATCTGGCTGCCCGTCGCGGGCGGTATCGTCGCGGGCGGAGTCGTCGCCGGGTCGCTCGCGTACATCGGAGACGTCGTCGGCGGCGATGAAGCGGACGTCGAGCTTGTCGACTCGTCCGTCGCCGTTGCGTTCGCTGCGTCCGCCGTCACCGCCGAAGTCGCCTCGACCGCCGTCGTGCCGGTCGTTGCGTCGTCGTCTCTCGTGGTCGATCTTGTCCCATCGGCGCTCGTCGTCGCGTAGGAGGCTCGCGTGTTCGTGATCAAGCAAGGCGACCGGCTCCCGTCGTTGGAGGCCACGATCAAGAAGGAGAGCGACGGCACCGTCGTTGAC